ATTTTCTTAGCGTATCTTGTCATAATACCTTTGATAGGTGTGAAGTTGAATGGGTTGTACATTGTAGGTGTTAACTGAAGAGGTACGTATGGTGCGTAGATGTATCCAGTGTCTAACAATGATGTTCCTTTGTGACCCAACAAGATTGTGTTTGGTGGGAAGTAAGGATCACGATAAACTTGGTAACGTCCAGCAAGAGTACCAACTCTTTCAATACCCATATTGTATTGGTCTTGCTCAGGAGACGCGTTAGATACGTGGAAGTATTCTAAATCGTCAAAGATAGCTGAAACTTCAGAAGAAACAACAATCCAGTTAGCACCACCTCTAAGTGTAGACTTGTGGATTTGTGCAGACAACTGGTTGATTGCTGTAATCAACGTTTGGTTCCAGTCTTTCTGTGTGTAAGAAGTAGTCAAAGACAATCTTCTCCATCCATTGTAATCCCAACGTAGGTTCCATGCAGCACCTTTACGAAGGTCTCTTAGGATTTCACGGTCAATTTCCGCAGCAACTTGTTCTGAAAGAAGAGCAGTAAGCTCAGCTTCAGCATCAATGTTATGGAATGCCGCAACGTCTTGAGCAAGCTCTGGAGACCATTGTGCTCTTAATTTTCTTTCAGTAACTGATACTGTAACAGACTCAAGGTCAAAAGAAACCTCTCCGATTTTTTCTTCAAACTCTAGTTCTTCGTAACGTCTCCAAACAGCAGTAAATGATGTTGCAGATGTGATAGCAGAAAGAGTAGAACCAGTGTACCCATCAAGTGAAGTGTCACCACAAGATGCACAAGCAGGACAAGAAAGATCTACTTCAAGAATGATACAACCATTAGCGTTACAGATATTGTTAAAAGAACCACCATTTCCATCAACTGGGAATGTAGTTTGATATTGACTACCATAGTCAACAATTCCTTTACCATATTTTTGAGTTACAACTCTAAATAAAAGTGGTGATGCACCAACTGTAGGAACTGGACATACGTTAGCAGCATCAAATCCTAATCCTGTATTAGTAAGGATTTTAAGGTCAGAAAGGAAAGATTCTGTATCAATTTCATTTCCGTCAGGTCCGATAAGTTTACCAGCACCTGGGATGTTACTCCACCCACAAAGTTTGATAAGAACTTTTCTTGTGTTACCAACATAAGCAGCGTCGTCATTGTTAGCATCAACTAAGTCACCATTTGACCATTTTACAACAGTAGCCGCTGCCGTGATAGCAGAAAAACGACCTTTAGAATAATCAAATAGACCAGCAGGATCCAATCCTGGCTCAGCTCCTTCGTAGAATAAATCATAAAGATTTTTTGAGAAAGGTGCGTTAGCGTTAGGTGCTGTATCAGCTCCTGGGTAACCTTGACCCGGTACGTTATAACCACCATTAACCGCTTCAGGAGAACCAATTGGTGGATAGTGAACACTACCAGCTTCATTTGGGTTATATCCTTGGATACGAGGTACAAAGTAGAACAATTTACCAATTGGTAAGTTCATAGCTTGTACTGATACGATATCGTTAGCTAACAATTTAGAGAAAACTCTTCTAACGATAGGGAAAACAACCGTTTCAAAAGCTCCGTTTGAACCTTCTGAAGTTGCTTCGTTAATTAGGTGAGATGCTTGGTTCTCATATAACTGAGCCACGTTCTCTTTTAGATGACCTTTAAGTCCATCAAGGAATCCTAATTTATCCCATTTGTTAATTGTATCTTCTTTGATAACTTTAAGGTGCTTAAGACCGATGTTACCAACAAGACCAGATTCTAATAATGCTCCCATTTTCTTTTTTTTTAATTTATTTTATGTATTTAATAAATACTATGTACTTTTAAAAAGTTTATTTTATTTTTCCCATCAAGTCTTTCATTCTCAAAAATTGTGGATTTTCATACGTTTTAGACTCAATTAAGTTAGCAGCCGAACCAGTACTTGGTGTTTTAGAGACTGTTCTCTCAAATGATTCTGTGATTGTATTTTCCGTAGATTTTGGAGATCCTAATTCATCCTTGATAGATTTGTAAAGATTTTTTGATTCTTTTAAAGTATCAACATTGTCAAATCTTCTAAGAATATTAATCTTTTCTTGTTTTGTTGTTGAATGTTCTGTAAACAATCTAGTTGCATAAGCAAGATTTGAGTTAAATATGGCAACCTCATTTAATTTAGTTCTGAATAGATCAAGAGCTTTTCTGTATTCTTCATTTTTTGCTCTCAAAACTTCTAATTCTTCAGTACCTTCTTTTCTTAAATGTCTTGGTGCCGCTTTTGGTTTTGGTAAACCTTCTCTACCCCAATACTTGCCATTAGCCAATGTTCTTGACGCTTCTTTAGTTTCAGTTTTTTTACCTTCAACTTTTTTCATTTTACCATCAAGGTTAGCACCTTCTTTGTATTCAAATTTTGCTTTACCAGTACCCATAGTTTTGTTAGCAGATTTTTTAACTGTTTTAAATCCACCACCCATATTAGGTTTCTTGTCATATTTGAATTTAGATGCGTTACCCATTCCGATACCTTTAGGTTTAATTGATTTTTTAGATTCGTAAATTGACTCTTCTACGCCGATTTCGTCTTCTAACTCAGTATCGTCTAACTCAAGTTCAAAGATAATTTCATCCTCTTCTTCATCATCAAAAGAAAATTCATCATCCTCTTCTTCATCATCAAAAGAAAATTCATCTTCCTCTTCTTCATCATCAAAAGAAAATTCATCTTCATCTTTCTCTTCGTCTTTAGAAAAGTAAAAATCAAAATCATCAACTTCTCTTGAATAGAGTTCTTCCAATTCTTCATCGGAACCCATTTCAGAAAAATCATTCACTTCAGAAAAATCATCCATTTCAGATTCACCTAATTGTATCAGATATTCGGTATCATTTTCTGTATCTGATAGATGTATCATTTTGTCATCTTTTTTTACAATAACACCATCATTATCTCCCATTGCTTTAAACACAGTTAAAACTTCTTCGTCTGAAGCTCCGGTTAAATCAATTGTGTCATCTTCTGTATCAGTATCAAATTCCATTTCAAAATCATCTTCTGTGTCATCCATGCCAAGCATGTCATCTTCTTCTTCGGAATCATCAACATCTAAATTATCAGTATCAATATCTTCCACATCTGTATCAACATCCGTGTCCTCAATATCAACCTCATCGTCTTCAACCTCATCTTGTTCTTTAAGAGATTCTTTTACTAATGAACTGATTTCTTCCTTCATTGTTGAAGAAAGTATTCCTTCTGCATTCTTGTTAAGAGACTCCTCCAGATTTGAAATCTGAAGTAACGCCTCTTCAATAACATTTTTATTTTTTGTCATTATTTTGTTTTCTATTAACAATAAATACTAACAAAAATGAAAAAATTCGTTTTGCGTGATATAAAACAAAAAAGGATGAACATTTGTCCATCCTTCAAGTATTTTTAAATAAATTGTATTTTATTCAATTACCTCATCAATTTTACTTTCTGTAATTGAAGTGATTCTCCAATCCATTGTGTAGTTTTCATAAATCTTGGTAACCTTTGCCTCTACATCTGTTGGTGTATATCCCAAAACTAATTTTTCTTCTTTAACTTTTTTAACTCTACCGGATTCACTATCAAGTAAATCTGAAGTAATTTTTGCTACAAAATATTTTTCTCCTTGTTCCATAATTTTTATTTTAATTAATTATAGAACAACTATTTTTATTTATCAAGAAAAGCGGATAATTTATCCATTAATTTTTTTGATTTATCAATTGCTGAAGCATCATCCATTTCACTACTTCTTGTTGATTGCATTTTCTTTTCCTCATCAAGATTCTCCTCATAATTCATTCTATCATCTTTATTTAAGAAAAGATATGCACCAGGAGTTGAGGGAGATGATACAAGGTCAAAACAAATTAATTCAAAATCTTTTTGTACCTCATTTGTTTCACCAACTTTTTTAAGTGAACCAACTCCACGAGATGAAATACCCAAAGTAACACCTTGTCTTAAGTAGTTTGCTGCCAAATCACCTTTTGTGGAACAAACTCCCCTTTCGTGAAATCCTGGACTTGTAAGCAATTTTAATTTACCCATAAGAACATTTCCTTCCCACCATACTTCGGTTATAATGTGTGATACCCGGTCAAGATCAATAAGAGAAGATTCTGGGTGATTTAATTCAGAAAGAGAAGTTCCTCTTTCAATCATCTTTTTATAATTTTCAGCTTCTCTTTTTAAAATATCTTCAGGATATACTCTACCGTTTCTATTTGGCGTATTGTATTTTTGTAATACAGCGTAGAACTCAAATGGTTTTGAGTGATCAAGGAAACTTTTATTTTCCATTATATAACTATTTTGAGTTACTTTAGGGTTGATATATCCGGCATCGTACTCAATTAGAATACCCTTTCCAGTTTCACTTGGTGATAAAATTTTATAATTACTCATCTTAAGTTTTAATAATAAATATTAATCAATCTGAGTTTTTATTTTTTCCGGTTTAATATTTCCTTTTTTTGTTAAATAGAATTTAAAAAATTTGTTATGTGTGAAAACCTCTGAGTATATATCTTTGGATAATTTTTTAAGTGTTTTTTTAAGAATTGGTGATTTAAAGTCAATAGGATTTTCTAGGTTGTATAGATTTATCTCAAGATTCATAAATGATTTTTTCTTTAATTGTATACCACTTGTTCTTAGGTCTAAATCAACTATAAATTTTTCATCAAATAAATTTTTATCAATATTATTAAACACAGAATGTTTTATATCTCTTGTCATATTAAGGACAACTCTTTCCCAGTTTAGACTTTCTTTTTTTGGTTCTACCCAGGTTTGTAAATTTAAATAAAGGGATTTGAATTCTTTTGAGTCTACAGTACCATAACTGACTTTACAAGTTCTAAACCCATTTATTTTGGAAGTTTTTCCTTTTTTCATAAAACTTTTTCATAATTATTTAGTTTATTTTTTAGAAGTTTATGTATTTTTGGGATATATATCAATATAATATCAAAATATGTTAAAAGTAGAAGTTAAAAGAGGTGATATAGAAAGGGCGTTAAAAGAACTTAAAAGTAAGGTGATTAAAACAAGACAAAATTCCCACCTAAATGATAGACGGGAATTTAAGAAAAAATCTGTTGTAAAACGTAGCCAGGTTAAAAAAGCAATCTATATTCAGAAACTAAAAATTACTCCTAAAGATTTGTAAATAAATCTTTTAATTTGTAATAATTTACTCTATTGTAGGTTTCGTTATTTAATTTATTAATTGTCTGATTAATTCTTGATGTTACTTCAGTATCATCGTTTGTTGATTTTAAATCATTTAATTTATCAAGAGTACTCTCTTTTAATACTTCATATTTAACCAATAATTTATCATTGTCTTCTGACAAGATTTTTTTAACTTCTTCTCTTTCAGATTCGTTAATACTAGATAAATAATCTGAAATTGTCTTATTAGCAACATCAACAATTTTACTTACTGGTAATTTTACCATATCAGTGTATTCTTCTTTTTTTGATTTTGATAAAGATTCTAAAATAAACTTTTTACTTTTAATTCTTGATTCAAGATTTAAGTTTTTTGTGTAGACTAGATTGTCAATATTTTCATATATGTTTTTAGTCTCTATTTCAGATAACCATAAATCTAATTCATTAATAGAGTTTGAACTTAAATTTTTAATACTTTCCTTTAAAGTGGTTATTGATTCGTTAAGGAATTCATTTGCAAAATCATCACTATAACCCTTACTTGAAGATAGTTCGTCGTACATATAATACATTTCTTTTAATGTCTTGTTTTTTAATACAAGTTCACTAAAAATAAAAATGTCTTTTTTAAATGATTCCTTAAGGTATGAATCTGTTAGACATTTCTCTATTTTACTTTTTATAAGTCCAAATTTCATTTTAATTGTTTTTTAATAAATATATTACTTATCTAAAATCTTCATAAGTTCTTTTTCTATTTCACCTAGAGAGTTATTACCAATTAATATTTCATTATCAATATTTTCTAATAATAGATTTTCCATCTTTGCCTTACTTTCTGGTAGACCACCTTCTGGTCCTCCCGGAGGTGGTCCTGGTGGTGGTGGAGGACCTCCTAAGTCACCACCCATATCCATTCCGCCACCTTCGGCCGGTGCTGCGGCTGTTGAGTCGGTTACCCCACTTACAGTTTTATACAAATTGTCAATGTTATCAAATAATCCGGTATGTGTAATAATTGTTGGTGTGTTTACAAGTTCTGCCGCAACCGCTTTCTCCATTCTTTGTCTTTGGATATCTAATTTGATATCCTCGTCTGACCAACCAAATATATGTTTCTTAGCCCAAGTCGCCGATGTTGGTGCGATTGTTCCTTGGATATCTGTAACCAAATCTTTATAAAGTAATACTTTTTCTTTCCAAACCTCAACCATAAGAAGATCAGCTTGTTTTGACGGGTTTGTAAGACCTAATGTAAAGTTTGTAAGTTCGTCCTCAAATCCTAAAAGAAATAAATGAATAATTGCAATTTTGTTTAATTCAGATAGCATATTTTTCTGAATTTTATTAATTGTTCTTGCAAAACGAATATCAAGTAGAGATAAATTTTTACCATCACCAACTGGTTCTTCAAAACCAAGGTAAGCTTTTGGTACACGAATAGCGGTTACAAGTTTCTTTTGGATGTACTCAATATCCGCAATTTCAGAAAGGTTCTGAGCACCTGCTAATGTCTCAATTGGCATTGTTTGTGTTGCATCACGAACCGGAATAAAATAATCTTGATCCACCGCCATTTGATTAAATCGTAAATCAACATTACCTGTTTTATTATCTACAATTTGATCCCTTTTAAATTTATTGGCAACACGTTGTACGTATGGTTCAACATCTTTATCGTCCATATTTCCAACGAATACTTTGAATACCCTTCTTTCCGGGGCTCTTGATGTACGATAAATTAACATCGCATCTTCAGCAAGTACTAATTGTTTCCAAATTCTTCTTGCCTTTTCAAGCATAGAAGTTCCATATGGTAATTTTCTATCGTCACCTAGAAGTCTAAAGTGTGCTACCTCCCAAGTGTTAAATTCCATATTTTTTTCTTTCCAATTAAACCTAACACCCTTCTCGTCTGGTTTTACTTCAGTGTTAGGTCTTTTTGGGGACATACCCTTTTCTAACCTTTCAATTTCAATATTCGGTAACTGAACACAACCAATGATTCCTTTTTCTGGATCTAATTTTAAGTAAACAAAATTATCACCATACTTACAAGTGTTTCTAATCCACATCTGTAAGTTTGTGTTGATATCTAATGTATTATTAAATAAATCGGCTAAAATTCCTTTTATTCTTTTTGATTCTGAATATATTTGAAGTATATGTCCGTTTTCATCTGGTGTTGTTGACTCTTCAGCATAAATGTCAAGTGCTGTTGATATCTCCGGAGTAAACTCCATTGATTCATAATCATAAAATGCTGCAAGTCTTGTTGGTTCATAATATATTGCTTGAGTATATAAATTACTTTCAATCTTTTGCCATTGATTTGCTAAATATAAAGTTTGTTGAGATTGTAGTAACTCTTTTTCGTATTCATTTCTATCTTTAGTTCTTAAAAGTTCTTTCTTATCAAACTTATACGTTGGGACATCTTGACCCAATAAAGAGTTGGGACCAAAGGCCTGGGTCAGTCGTTGCCAAACAGTTAGTTCATTATTTTTATTTTCCATATTTAAAATTTAAATATTTTTTTATAATATTAAATATTTTAACACCAAACCAAGACATAATTATCTTGTGTTGTTATATAATCGTAATCTTGTGTTAGAATATAACAAGTTGTTATTTCTTGAGTGGTTGTAGTTGTTGTTACCGGTGTTCCGGGACCACCTTCTGGTAATGGTCTATACTTATACTGAAAAGTATTTGGAAATTTTTTAACCGAATAAATAGGTTGACCAGTCACAGTAAGTGTTGATCCACCAATTAATCTGCCAGATGTTTTTCTACTTTCTAATCCCATTTTTTTATCTTGTCATTCCACCAAATAACCAGCCGTATTTCATATACTCCTCTCTACTTGGCCCACTATTATTTCTATATCTATCATTCATTGTATTCATATTTGGAAGTACCGGGTCAAAATGAAGTTGTCTACTAACTGAATCATTATTTGACACAGTCCAAGATTCAATCATCATTTTTGTTTTTTCAACAACCTTTTCAAGTTTTTGGAATGACGATTCCCCAACATAAATTGCCATTGATATCCCCATAATTAAATCATCGTGTTGTCCTTTCTGGTGATCTGGTCTACCATTTACATAAATAAATGTGTTCATCTCATTGTACAAACGAGAACTTCTAATTTTAAACTTGTGTCTTACATACTCCTCAAACGCTGCAATAATCTGAACCCGTTTATTGTTAAAATTAATCCCGGGGATTTTATCCAAGGCTTTTGCGTTATACGACCAGATATTTGTCGTATCAACCCCATCAATATATAAGTTTTTATAACCAAGTTCTTGCATTTTTCTAACTGTTGTAATTCCCATACCTCCGGTAATATCCACAACACAAAAAGCATTGTACATTAATCCCCATTTGTATGCTATTTCAGCAAGTGCATCCGGTGGTATTTTCCCAACATATTCAAGAACTTGTTCTCTTTCATCAAAGTCAATAATTTGAATTGATGAAAAGTCTTCACTATCACCTCTTGATACATCAACACCCATAATGTATTTATGTCCTTGTTCTGGTTCTTTCCACATCCAAAGAGAATTTCCCATCATTTTATTTGGTGCATCATAGATTGTATTTGATTTTAGATATTCTAGTTGTTTTGCGTCAAATACGTTATCTCCAGATCCTAAGAATTCACAATTTAACTCTTGGTTAATTTTTCTTTTATCGTATTTTAATTTTTTAACCATTTTCTCATACCAGGATGAGCATGGTTTATATCCTTTAAGGAAATATTCTTTTATGTGGTCATAATCTCTTTCGTATGGGTCAGAATCCCCAAATGAAATATTTCCAGAATGGTCTCTTTCTTCTTTGTGTAATAAATAATCAACCATATCATCTGTTGGGACAAGATATAAGTCTTTGGAATATCTTGGGTCTTTCCACCAAAACATTTCAGAGATTTTAAAGTTATTTATACCTTTTGTTGATTGATCGTAGATTTCATAATAAATTGGGTCATATCCATTTGGTGTTGATACAACAATTACTTTACCACCGGTAGAAAGTGACGCCATACAAGCTGCCCAGAAATCATTGTCAGCTTCAATGAAGGCTGCTTCATCAAAAACAAGTATTGTTGGTGTGTAACCCCTTAGTGCATCTCGTGATGTTGCAACAGCTTTAACTTCACAACCATTTGTTAACTTATAATGTCTTTGTGAATTTTTGTCGGCTGAAAATCCGGTACCAACCCACTTTGGCCATTGGTCAACAAAGGCTCTAATCTTGTTTGCCATTTCCATTGACGTATCAAGTTTGTTTGCAATAATTAGAATTTTTTCTGGTTTTTCTTTTTTAGCAAACACAAGTCTTTTTGATACCCAAGCGGCGGTTACCGTTGATACACCAGCCTGGCGATACTTGAGGGCTATATTTTCCTCATAATCTTCATAATCTTTTAGTAGAGATACTTGATCTGGAAATAACTCTAATGGAACATACTTTGAGACTGTATTATCATATGTTTGTAAATAAGTTCTTAAAGCATATGGTGTGTCTCTCATACACTTCACATACTCAAGCATTATTTGTTCCTTTGTCAAACTCATAAAAGTATTTTTATATAAATATCAAACCCCCTTGTTATTTTAAACAAAGGGGTTTATGTTATTTTTAAAATTTATAATATCACCTAACAAAGTATAATGATATTTCATCATTAATATCTTTCATTTTAATCCATCTACTAGGGATTTGTTGGTTTTTTAGAACTCTTATTTGACCAAGTAAACCAACAACATTCCATTCAGGTCTTTTGGCTCTAGGTGTGTAAGTAATAGTTGGGTCAAAATTTGGTGTTATCTTTGGTCTTTTCCCCGTAATTGTTTTATGAGTTGTAACTCCACTCACAACATTATCAACAACGTCATAAGAATAATCCTCCATTACTATTTTACCCCAGATATCTTTTTCATATTTACCAACCCATTCATCTGCTGTACCATCTTCATTGTTACCAACAAGTGTAGGTGTTGATGATATGACACCAATTGCGTTATTAGCGTCTTGACAAACTTTTATTTTATCCCCGTCTAATTCTACAACGGTGCCAAAAGGAAGTGCTTCACCTGTTACGGATTCAAAATATTCAGCGTAATCGGCACCAGTATTATAACTGGCACCAGCGCCATAAACATTACCACTTGTGTCAACTCTAAATGCGTTTGACCTTGCGGAATTTGATGTGCCTTTACCTATAATAAATAATTGATTTGGGTTTGTTGTGTCATTCCACGTACCAGAAACGTGTTGATACCCTTCGTATGCAATTGTCCCATTACCTTCAGCGTGTGACCCAATACTTAAACTTAATGTTGTGTTACCTTCAGCGTGTGAATAGGTGCCCCCCTGAAATAAAGTTTGGTATGGTAGACTTTTTCCCCACATAAAGGCTCCAGGGTTATAAATAGAAAGTGGAACTCCGGCACTAACAAATAACCCCGGTGTTGCTAATGTGACATTTGTTTTTGTTGTAAACGTTGCTGTAGTTACGGTGTGTATTGACCCATCTAAAATAACTGTAGTTCCACTAGGGAAATAAGCCGTTAAATCCCCAAAAGAAGCTGGTAAACCAACAACACTACTACTTGTACCGTCTGTTTCCCAACCAGGTAACCCAACTCTATTGTTATAGCCTTCAGCGTGTGACGAGTAACCAATTGTTATATTACCAACACCCTCAACGTGAGAAACGTAACCTAAACTTAAGTTGTCATCACCTTCTGCGTGTGATCCAACACCTAACGCAACATTATTAAAAAAGTAACCACCTTCAACGTGAGCCCCAAAACCTAGGGATTGGGATGTATTTTGGTTTACCCCTTGATATGGGTACGTTGTTGCTAATGAGGTTGGGTCATAAATTGAAAGTGGTAGCCCTCCGCCTGCATTTAATGTTGTATCAGTTAATTGTATGTTTGTTAAAGTGGTGAATGTTGAGGCACTTACAGTGTAGAACTGACCATATAAAACAACTATAGTTCCGGATGGGAAATTGCTAGATAAATCACCGAAACCGCTAGGTAATTGAATTAGGCCATTAAACGTACCATTAGTCGTCCAAGCAGGTAAACCTGTAACACCATAAGCCCCTTCAGTGTGTGAAGAACCACCATATGTTCTTGTTTGATACCCTTCTGCGTGAGAATACTCACCGTTAGATGTTGTATCAATACCTTCAGCATGGGAAGTGAGACCTTTTGACGTTGTTTGATAACCTTCGGCGTGAGAATAACTCCCACTAGCTACAACGTTATAACCAAAAGCCATTGATAAAAAATCATCAGCTATAGACCCATTTGATTGTATGCTATCAAAAAAAGTTATTGGTGAACAACCAACAACATTACAAACGTGTAGTTCGTTAATTGGACTTCCTGATGTGTTCCCAGTAAATGAAGATACAACACCTGTTAAATTACTACCATCACCATAATATGTAACAGCAGAAAATGTTGTAGCACTTACAGCACCATTAATTATCTGTTCTGTTAGTGTATTGTCTAAATTATCTATTATATATTTTACGCTCATTTTATGTTATATTTTGTCTATTATTTGTGCTAAAATTATTTTTGATCCTTCAGCTTTTTTTATTGTATCAACACTTGAGATATTCTCAACACCTAATTGGTATTGACAATCACCACAATTTTTAAATTCTCCACCTAGTCCGGGGTTAATATAATAGTCATACCCCTCAGTTTGAGTTTGATCAACCACAGTAAAACAACCGGCAATCGTATCATTTGATGAGTTATAAACAAATATTGTGACTGGTTTTATTTCACCTTTTTCAGCATTAGCCAAAAAGTTATCCTTTGACTCTAGTGCTACAATATCACCTAATTGTTTTTCATTTTGAAACACCTCAACACGCCTGTTATCATATTGTGCGATTATTCGTTGTCCTGGATTTTTACAACTTTCTAATATATAAAATTCACTACTTGCCATATTCTTTTTTTTAAGAGTTAATATTTGTTATGTTTAATACGTCACTACCATCATAATAGCTTAATCTAATAGAATTACTTGAGTTTTCAAATACATTACAATTGTAGTTGTCATACACAAAAGTTGCTGATGTAAAATCATAACCGCTAACAATACAGTTTATAATATTTTTTTGGAAGTTTGACCCTATATTTGTCGCACTTTGGAAGGCGTTACTAATGTTATTATAATAAAAATTATTACCTATAATTTCATTGTTATAAAACCCATACCCAATTACATTATTACTAAAGTTGTTTCCGGGTGTTGGGGACGTGAACATAGAGTTCCAAGTTGTGTTTGTTGGTGAAACTGAACTATTAAATGATCCCTCAACAGCAACATTATATATACCACCACCATTGTCGTCTCTTTTAATTTCAAGTACTCCAGGAACTATAACATCAATTGTTGATGGACTATAATCTGGTCTTTCAAATGTGATTGTAGGTCCAGATGTTGGGAAGACCAATTCTCTAGTATATTTAAATCCACCGCCATTTCCTCCTTGAGTCCATTTGGTAAATACAACTTTATGATATTCATTACTAACTGTATCATACATAATAAGTTCTCTACCAATTATATTATTACCAACATTACCATTTAAAGCATCTCTAAAATTATCATACGTTCTAGTTGTAATATCTGAAAAGTCATAGAAACCATATCCATCACCAAATCTATTATTACTAAAATCACTCAAAATAGAATTACTATCCATTGAGGACAATCTATTATTCCCAAAATAATTACCAATAAAGTTATTGGTGACATCGTAATTAAAAATATTACCATTAACACCATTGCCAAGTTTATTGGTATCAAAATAACTTACTTTGTTGTTATTGAATCCATTACCTATGGTATTTTTTAAGAATTCATTACCACAAATGTTATTATTAAATTGATTTCCAATTTCGTTATTTTGGAATTCGTAGTATACAATATTCTCTCTAAAATCATTACCAATATCATTTCTATAGAAAGAACTACTTATACTAGGTTCCCCAATAAAGTTATCATAGAAACTATCCCCAATTAAATTATTGTAGAATGGTGAGTATATTGTATTTCCACCACTTGTTGGTCCGTCAAAACCAAAATAGTTACCTATTTTATTTGATCTAAATTCACTATATATTGTGTTTTCAGTTCCGGAGCCACCATTACCAAAATAGTGTCCTATTTGGTTGTCCTCAAAATCATTATCAATAATGTTAAATGCCATAAAATTACCAACGTTATTTGAAGTAAACACACCATTAATTGGATTTGGGAATCCACCAATACCCGCGTTTCCAACAAAGTAATCACCAAAATTATTTAGTATTGATAATGTATTAAATGAATTAAACCAAAATGAATTTCCTATTTTATTATTTGTAAAATCGGAATCTATTAGATTATATATGATATCATCACCGACAACATTGTATTGGAAACCGGTATTTATAACATTTCCACCATTTCCACCTGGATTTGTTGCACCAGGATAATTTGTGTCATTACCAAAGTAATTTCCAATTTTGTTAAATTTAAAGTCGTTGAAAATTGTGTTTGTTACTGGTGGTGTGGAATCTGAATTAAAATTACCGAAGTAATCGCCGATTATATTTGACTCAAAATTATTACCAATTGAGTTGTAATAAAAATAATTTTTAATTGTGTTATTTTCAAAATTATCCCCAATAACATTATCACGGAATTCATTACCAATAACGTTGTTATACATAAATTGACCAATTAGGTTGTCTTGGAATTTATCATTAATAACGTTACCCTGTTCGTTACCCCCACCATAACCAAAATCACTACCGATTATGTTGTTTTGGAAAAGGTTACCAATTTTATTATACCCAAATCTTTCACCACTATTAGGCTCGGTATAAATAGAATTCCATTCAGTATCACTAGGGCTTACAGAACTATTCCAACCACCTTCAGAAAAACTATTATAAATACCACCATTGTTACCTCTAGTTATTCCAACTCCAGCAACACCTGGTACAATAACATCAATATCATTAGTGTAATTTCTTTTTGTAAATAATATTGTAGACCCAATTGTGTTACCGGCAGAATCAATTTCAGTTCTTTCGTATTGGAACCCACCTCCATTATTATTTTGTGTCCATTGTGTAAATTTAATTATAAAGTATTGTGATGTAGAAATAATTCTCATAACAAATTCTTTACCTAATAATCTATTACCTAAATTGCCGTTACCTACAATATTATTAAAGACATCATATGTTCTTGTTGAGACCGTAGATAAATCATACCACCCAAATAGAGTTTGATTTTCTGGTACATTACTTTGGAAATAAGTTTGTATATCATTATAAATAAAATCATTACTAATTTTATTATTATAGAAATAATAATCTGTAGAGTTATTAAAAAAGTTATCGTTTACAATATTGTTATTAAACCCATTACCGATATTGTTTACTCTAAAATTATATCCGGTTTGGTTATTATTAAACCCGTTTAAAATTGTGTTTCCAATAAATTCACCATTTATTTGATTATTTTGGTAATTAGTACCAACTCTATTGTTTTGAAACGTTTGTCTAATAGTATTATTTAAAAAGTCATTACTTATATAATTTCTATAAAACTCAAAATTATCTAAGTTTCCAAAATCACCTATTATATTATCTTGAAATCTATATAAAATATCGTTTTCGTAAAAATCAGAATAAATAGTATTATTACTGAAATTATCCCCAATTATATTATTCCTAAAATTGGTACTATTTTCACCTAATATTTTGTTATTGGCAAATTGGTTCCCAACTTTAGAGCTCTCCATATTAGAGTTTATTAAATTATTATTAAAATAATAACCAAAAGTACATTCATCTATATCATTGGTTGACACATTTTCATAACAATAATCACCCCAAGTATTATTTTGATTGTCAGTACCAAAAGTATTATTATAGCAGTAATCACCAAATTTATTACTTTCATATTGCCCTTCTAAGAACACATTATTTGCCAATAAGAAAGTTCCTGGTCCTACATTTTGATAATTATTAGCGTAATTACCAATATATGTGTTCTTAACATAATCGTTTGATATTGCATCTCCGAATGTTGTATATTCTAAATAGTCATATGTTTTAACGTTTGTTTGTTTGTAACTAAAATAACCAGAACCATTATTTTCTTCAATTCCCATATAAAAATTACTACAACAACCAAATGAATTTATAGTATCACCGGATACAGCCATTGTTGTGTTATCGGTAATACTTATAATTTCGTGGAATCTACTATTACCATCCATATAAATTACATCACCAACAGATAAACTAGTAAAATAAGTATTAGTACCAAGCACAGTACCATCGCTTTGTAATTCAATAGACCCATTTAATGGTTGTTGTTGTCTAATAGTAAACAACCTATATCTTTTAAATAAAATGTTTCTGTGATCGTAATCAGTCCTATTGTTAAACTCATCAATTCTTTCGGAAATTCTACCAAAAGCAGGATTAGTAGTAACTTCAGTTGTACTATAAGTCCAATCATATAGTATTCTATCTTTAGGATATGTTGGTTGGTAAGCTATTTCACTTATTGTATTTTCACTTGTTGCCAAAACTAAAATAGGTTCAACCGGACCTTGTTTATAGTTACCACTAGTAATTGGGTTACCATCATAATCAAAATCTGGTTGGTCATAACAAGTTTGGAAGTCCGTGATTAAATAAAAAGTACTGGCCGTTAAGGTATTAGTACTTATTCTATTGACAAGGTCAGAATATGTTACTTCTGTAGCCCCAGTTATACCACCTCCACCACCTCCGGCTTCAAGATCTATAATGGTTCCATTTGGATTTAATTTGTCAAATGTCCCAGTAAGTGAGTCAACACCGACATAATACACATCAGTTTGTGGTGTTAAGGTTGTAAAATCAACACCATTTACAAATTGTGTTTCTAGACCATTATTTTTTAAAATTAATTTACCCATTTCGTGTTTTTATTTATAAATATTTTTGTTTATCAAATAAGTTCTAAAAACGTTTACTTTTTTGTAAGTTTATAAGCCAAATCTACTTTTTGTCATATTATAATTATAATTTATTTGTGGTTGTGTTAAAGCATAATTAAACACCTCAAAACGACTCAAATACATTTTAGAATAAGAACCATCACCCATACTCGTAGGACAATTACTGGCAATGGCGTAATATAAATTTGTACCATTATTATATGGGGCTGCTCTATTGAATGTTAGGGTGCCTGCCGATGAACCATTAACATATGCAGTTAATGTTGTGCCATTATAGACCATACCTATATAATACCAATTATTTAAAGGGGTTGCTATTGATGAAGTTATAGAACTAATAGCACTACCATCCCACATTCCAAATTTTAAAGTACCACTAACCATTTCAATTTGAGAGTCAAACCAAGCTGTATTTGGTGTTGGTGATGTACCTTGTTCACTAAGAATAACACCATTATCCATTGGATAAATCCATAAAAATATAGATGTAACTTCTGATTTTGTTGGTGATGTTCCATTAAAAAAACTATCTAATGCAGTATTAGTTATTAAGTATTCATTAACACCATCAAAATATATTGACCCTGACGTAAATGCCGAATAGGTTGGTGTATTACTTAACGTTCCATCTGAAACATCAAATAAATCGGTAACTACAGAACCGGTTGTTGGATATGAATTTTGATTTGTAAAATCATAACACAAAATTGGTTTAGCTGGTATACTAGATAATATCGCTTTATATTTATTCATAGTCTTACCTTACTATCCAATACTCCACTCTTGTCCCTTCAGACCATTCAGCATAAATTATATTAACAGTACTTGTTTGATAAGTTGTACTACCCAATAATACCCACCCAACTGGAACTGTGGGCGCTGTACCACTATTATGGTATATTTTTTGGGTAACCCCTAATTTAGCATTTGTTAAAGTATCTGTTAAATTAGAAGATATCGGTGAAGAGTAAGTACCGAATACTGTGTTACCGGTAAAATGTATTGTTGCTGTAGTACTAGATAATGTGGTTATTGTTGCTGGTTGCCAAGTTCCATTACCACTAGCATCAGAGGTTAATACATATCCACTTGTTGCTCCCGATGTTACTTGTAATGAGGTCGTTTTTGTTTTACCACTAACCTCTAATCTTTCTGTTGGGGTAGAGGTTCCAAACCCACTTAAATCACCTATAACATTTACAGTACCATCTTCAGATCTAAAATGAGCAGATGCTTTACCATCAACACCACCCCTATCGGCTGAATAAAATTTGAACCCATTTGTAATACCACTAGTAGGTGAGGTACCATTAGGTATGTAAATACAATTTGAATCCGTAATGTCTTGTTGTAAATCACCTAATAAAAAATTACTAGTACACGTCAATGACGCCTTTTTTAAAATACTAGCACCTGGATTTCCGTCTGTCAACCAAAAATTAAATTTACTTCTAGAAATAGACGAAATGATTTCTGTTTCTGTTTGTATTCTACCAGTATCATAACTAACACCAGCACTATAGTCTGTCCTAAATAAAATTGAGGCCTTTCTTGTTTGGTTTTGGTTTTGTGAAAATAAAATATGATCAAGTTCGGAACCGTACCCATTACCTGCAAGAGATATGGGGTAATTTCCGTGAGTTAGACTACCTAAAGTTAATTTACCACTGCTGGAACTTAAACCATTTTCACTTAAAATAATTGCTGGGTTACCAAACTGATTGACTGATAGGTTTGTACCATATTGGCCATTTTTTCTCATAGTTAGACCAAAATTAGAGTCACCATATTGTAAAGTATAATTGTCATCCCAAGTGGTGCTCACTGTTGAATTTGTGACTGAAAATAAATTACCACTATCTACACTATTTCTAATTCTAAAAGTTGTGTCGGTAAGCGTTGTCCCAGTAGCTATTACTTGTAATATACCATTATTATAAGTCAATTGACTACTTCCACTTAGTGATGAAGATGTATCAAATAAAGCAATTTGCCCTGTAAATCCACTTCCTGAAACACCTGAAGGTGGTAGATTATAATAAGTTGTTGCTGATATACTTGTTGTGGTTAATGTACCATCAACTAGTCCGTTTCCCTTTGATACGAACCCATTTTTAATTATAAATTCATTTGCCATTTAATCTTTTCCCTTTCCAAGATTTATAACAATAAATATATGTGTTAATTAAATCTGGATCTTAATGTATTATAATTTTGTAAAATTTATAAATACAATCAAAACCCAAATCTTGACTTTGTTGAGTTATAGTTTTGTAATATTTCAGACGATGTAAGAACCCTATTATAAACAATACCCTGCGCAATACTACCAACCATATATTGTCCAGCAAAGTTGGCTCCAGCAAACTGAATTGGTGCGCTATGGTCCGAATGTAATGTTGTTGTAGTTAATACTGGTATACCATTCACATAGATAACAACATTATTATTTGGTGGTCCGGGTAAAACAACCCCAATGGTCTCACCAAATGTCATAGCAACGTGAGTCCAAGTGTTTGTACCTAAATTGATTCCAGTACTTCTTATTCCCGCATTTATATTACAACTAGGACAAGTTGCTAAGTAATTACCCCAATCAAATGCACATAATACATTATCAATTAAAAATAAACCCCAAGCGTTTTGTTTTGTAATAACACCTCTAAAACTACTATTACCACTTGTTGCTTTAATCCAAGCACTGATTGTCCCTAAAGTTATTTGTAATTGTGGTGTGTTTCCACAATTAATATATTGGTTAGACCCATTAAAAGTAAACATACCACCGACAGATGTACTAAATATTGGTGTATTAACCAAAGAACCATTATTTATGTTTCCAGAAATATCTTTTAATGTTGACCCACCCTGTAAACTATAATAAGAATTCGGTGAACTTGGGTCTATATAAATTAATAAACCATCTTCAACAATATTAGGCCCTCGCCAATTACCTACCGTACTCATAACCCAAACCTACGTTTTAATGTATTATAATTTTGTAAAACTTCTGATGATGATAAGGTTTTTGTGTAAACCATAAAATTATTTATTCTTGCAGGTAAAAACCAAGTCTTCCCAGGAGTAGAATATGTACCCAAATTAAAATGGGTATTTGTGTTAAAATAACAATTCAAACTAGTTGATGTACCTTCTAAAACCCCATTTACATAAAGTGACATTGTACTTGTTAAAATATCATAAGTACAAGTTATATTATACCAATTATTGATAGTCCAATTATTAGTTGTGGAATATATAATACCAAATGGGTTAAATGTTTGAAAACTAATCCTACCTGAAGCATTACCTAGTAAATGTAAATAATTATCAACACCATTAAGTAATGTGTTTTGGGCTTCCATAACCATATAATAATTTGTATTTGCTGGCGTTATATTAATTGTTGGACTAAACCAAATACTAAAAGAATAGTTACCAAATGTTTGGTTTGTTGTTATTTGTGGTAATCCTATGTAATCATTAGATCCGTCTAGTAATAAACAACCCTTATTTGTTTCAGAAAATGTTACACCATTAATTAATGTTCCACTATTTTTTTGTTGTACACTAATATCTGACCAAGAAGTACTGCCCGAAATATAAGATTTAGGATTTGAGGTATCCAAATAATAAATTAAATTTTCTAAAATAATATTTATACCACCCTCTGTTGTACTCATTATCCATTACCATTAAGTATAGTTTGATTAAATGAAACTGAATATGGATTAACCCATTCAGGAGTCTCCAAAATCGTTAAAATTTCTTCATAGGTATAAGGACCTTCTTTTGTTGTTAAAGAATCAACAGATGATGGAATATCACCATCCCACTTAACAAATGTTTTTGTTTCATCTACTGAGTTCCTGACTGTTTCTTCAGATGTTTCTAGTACCTGAGAAAAATCAATTTGATTTAACTCCGATACATTGAATATCATAAATTGTCTGTTGTTATAAACTGCTCCCATAATTTTTATAAATTAAATCTACCTTTATGTGCGTTAAAATTCTGTAATACTTCTGATTCAGATAACGCTCTATTATATATTCTAGTTATTGCTATTTTTCCTTTATAATTTATAAGATTATTACCAGTACCTCTACCTAGTGTTAATGAACCACCTAAATAAGTAATCCAAGAAGGGTTAGATGATATTGTTGCACCTGTTACTGTTGTAACCAAAGTGCCATTAACGTATATTTTAACTGTGGATAAATCTCTAGTTACTGTTGCCAAATTCCATTTATTTGCTGGTGCTACGTAATTTGGTGAACCTATAAAATTAAATGAACCTGGTGATGGATAAGGATTACCATTGTTTGATCTAAACCATAGATACCCTATTGCACCATAATCATAAATATAATTTAGTTGGAATTGACTATCTTCAACTTGACCGGCTCTCATTAAGTGACCCGAACCATCAAATATTGCGTTTGTTCCACGACCAGTTGAGTAAAACCAAGATTCTAAAGTATGACCACTAGCAACACTTAAAGTTGGATTATATGTAATATTTGCGTAATCATTTACACCATCAAATAAAATACTACCACCATTAGAAGTATCATAGGTCGGTCCATTTATTAAAGTAAAATTATTTCTATTACCTGTTAAATCAGACCATAACGTACCGCTACTCGGATATGAATAAAGATTAGCACCATCCAAACATACTACTAAACCATTTGTTACCACATTAGGTGCTACATTTCCACTCATTGTCCAAATCTTGTTTTTAATGTGTTATAGTTTTGTAAAACCTCATTAGCTAATAAACCTCTATTGTATATTTTAACGTTTGCTATTTCACAATTACCATTTGTTGTTTGTCTTCTAGCTATTTGTAGTGTTCCGGTTGTATTTGTAATATTTCCGTCGGCAAAAACACTACTTACAAATACACCATTAATGTAAAATTTTAAATCATTACCATCATAAGTAACACAGTAGTGGTTCCAAACATCTATACATTGTGAATTATTTAAAAGTGTAAATACAACTTTTTGACCTGTACCAGCCCAACGTTCAGAAGCAATTGCAATTACATTTGGGCTATCCCTATAAAACCACAAATTGTACCCATTTCTTGGCGCTCCATATTCACGATTAAGTAATCCGTGAAAAGTACTATTTGCTGTGATTATTTTTGCAAATAAACTTAAAGTATAAGGACTTCTATTTAAAAATTGTAAATCTGACAATATAGGGAATGTACCTTCATCATTTAAACCATCAAATAAAATACTCCCTTTATTTTTTGAATCAAATGTTGGACCATTAACTAATGTACAGTCATTGTTTCTACCACTTAAATCAGACCATACAGTTGAACCTGAAACATATGAATTAATGTTAGCAGCATCCAAACACAGAACTAAACCATTTGTTACTATTTTTGGTGAAAAATTATAACTCATAATCCGAATCTTGTTTTTAAAGTGTTATAATTTTGTTTTAATTCACTTAAACTAAGGTCCCTATTATAGATATTAACAGTTGCAATGTTACAGTTATTATAATTTATAAACCCAGGGAACCCTATTAAAAAATTAGATGTTATATTGATTATATTACCTAATGATGTGGTTTGACTTAATAATTCACCATTTAAATACATTTTAAGTGTTGACCCATCATAAGTTGATGAAATATATACCCAAGAACCTTGTATAGAACTACGACTTACATTTGCCCCTGTACCACTTGAACCAGCGGTTGAGAATCTCTCTGTGTAAATATAAACCTGATCTGATGGTTGACCTTCTATTGTGTATAATAAATTATAACCATTTCTAACACCACTAATAAAGTCTTCTCTTCTTATCCAAGAAGGGTATGTTGATTTAAAATTCACAATTTTAGTAAAAACAGAAAGTGTATACGGACTATTATTTAAAAAAAGAATGGAACTATTCTTACCACAATTTACATAATCGTTTAACCCATCAAACACTATACTACCCATATTATTGGGATTAAAAGTTGGTCCATTAATTAAGGTACCATCGTTTTTATTTTTTGATATGTCATTCCATGTTGTACTACCACTAATAAATGATTTAGTATTGGCAGCATCTAAATATAATACTAACCCATCCGTAACAATTTTTGGTGAAAAATTAAAACTCATATTATATACTTCTTATTATTGTTTTAACAACCCAGCTTGATGTTACGGCTGATGTCTCTAATATCGCATTACCACTACTCACAACCATATTAAATGTTATACCACTTGTGTTTCCAAAATCGGTTGTTGTTGTTTCTGTAAAATTAACTGAAGTTCCACTCCATATTGACATAATGTTTCCGGCTCTCAAATTGGTACCATCATTAACTGTGTAATCAAAGAAAGCTCCGGTGTATGCGCTTGTAGGAATTGAGTATATTGTTGTAGTTCCGGCGTTTGCGGTCTTTTTACTTGTAGTATTTAGTGATGGTGCTTGGTAACTACCCATTAATATCGTATTATCACT